TATCCCATATCTTTTTGTAATCTTCATTCGCCTTGTCTAGCTCTTGTTTGTTCATACAATACCCTCAGTGTTTTGGTTGGTTAAGCCAACAAGATAGCACACAGGCGTTTTATCTTGTTAGCTAAATGATTATCTACTGGAATTTCAATCAAATTCCAGCTTCAATTATTGAAAAATACGTGCATTCCGTCGTCTAACTCTATAGTGAATATCTCACCGTTTAAGTCCATGTCGCGCCCCATCTGATCCCAATTGATATAATACTGCAAATGTTTAGGTATTTCGGCGCCACATTCTTCAGTTATATACTCGGCATACTCTCCAAGGTCTTTATGAATTCCTTGATAATTATTCTCAAGAAATTCTTTTGCATCTTCAATGCTTGTTCCTGATCCTAAGTGCGCTACTAATTCAAGTATCAATTCGCCGTTTTCTTCATTAATAAGATTCGCTATGTTGCATATTTCTTCAAGGTCGCTCCATTCTTCAACGCGATAAGAGCCGAAACCTTCAAAATCATGTATTGCCCATTCTTCAGCTATTTCGCCGTATTCCTTTGTAACCGGCGAATCCTTCAACATCTCGTTAATTTCGTCGCGGAAGGTGTCAAAGTCTTGCGCTGCGTCGATCCATTTACCATGTAACCAACCGTTATTATATGCAGCTAGACAAGCCACGTATACCCTAGGCGCAACTGTTTGTTTCAACATAATAATACCCTTAGTTTAATAGTTTAGTTTGTTGTGTCTTGCTTAATCGCAAGTCATTGCGCCCTAGTGATAAGGCGCAAGGTTTGAGATTAAGAGCCTATTAGGTCACCCTTTTGCGCGTTCTTTCGCTCTATCGCTTTAAGATCGCAAATAACGCTGCCTAGCTTGCACCATTGTCCGAAAAAGTAAGATTCGTTCTCTAACCTTCCGGCGCGTTTTTCTTCAAGGTAGCGCCCTTCAAGCGCTACTAATTCCTTGCGATATTGCTTAATCAACATTCTTAAATCTTCTTTCATAGTGAGTATATCCTTAGGTATGTGTAGTTTCGAGTATACTCACTTGTAAACTCAAGAGCCTCGCGCCAACCTTTGAAGGTATAGCGCGAAACTTGATTGTGTAAGGTTATTTCAACTATGCACATGATTCACCTTCATAGTTCTCTATGTCATCAGCCCAACAGTCCGCGTATTCAGTTCCAAGCTCTCTAAGCCTTCTTAGTAGTATGTGCATCTCACTTGAATGGATACCCCAAATAATACGCCCGTTTCTAACTGTAGAGGTTGACTTACAAAAGGCCTCTAAATGTGCATCTATTCCTTGATTGAATAGCTTTAAAAACATGCGATAATCGCACCCCCCGCAAGGGGTGCTAATCTCAAAGAATTCGGTTTGTTGTTTCATTATTCAGCCCCTTTTTTGAATAGGTGGGCGGGCCAATGATTGAACTTTCTGCAAGGTGCATCGCCTTTATAATACTTGCATTCTAATTCCGAACGTTCCGCGGGTGGAGTTGATACCGTATTTAGATATAAATAGGCGTCGCAATCTTCCTCTAGATAAACATATGCGCCACGCATATACGAAAAACCGCTAATCTTATGCGCTATTCCAGAATTTATAACCGCCTCTAGACTAACTTGTAGCCAAGCGTGGCCACTGTCTATATGCCATTTCATTTTAAGCCTCTTAGTTTAGTGTTTGTTGTGTATTCAACCGCTCTTAACGTACTTGCTTTTCTCTCTAAGTCTTGGAGCTAGGCTCTCGTTAGGATTATTCAGCTTTCCAGTTAATCGCGCTTGAATGGTGATAACCATAACACACAACTGAAATTCCAGTCAATCACTTTCTGAAAATTCAGTTAAGTTTCTGCAATCTCTCTAGGTAAATCGCCCGATTTTAAAATAAATACGCGAATATGTTAGGATAAGGATATAATCAAAGATCAAGTGCGTAAGCACCACGCCACCGCTTGATGTGTGCGATTATAGTTAACACTAACAAGCTATATGAACATGGGTTTTCCGAAAGGTAATAACAGAACAGGTATAACAGCCAAGAAACCGCAATCAGGCGTTAAGCTCTCTAGCGAATTAATCAAAGAGGCTATCACTAAGGCAAGAGGCAATCTGTCACGCGCTGCCGATAAGCTAGGAGTCTGTAGACAAACTTTGTATTTGCGGGTAAACGCTGAACCTGAGATCAAACAGGTTGTAGATAACTGTAGAGAGCGTTTCTTAGATGAAACGGAAGATGTCTTCCAAAACAAGGTGCTCTCTGGCGATACTGTGAGCTTGTTATTTGCATTAAAGACCTTAGGGCGTAAGCGTGGATACGATCAAGACCGCGACGTTATGGTTGAGAGCGCTACACGTGGAGCGTTAGACTTCATATTCAATCGCTCTAAGAATCCTGCCGAATCCTAGCATACACTAGCGCAATGCTAGTGCCTTCACACACTATCCACAACACACAACACAACACGCAATAGCTGAACGCTTAACATTCGGTAGCGTTCAACCTATCAACTTAAACGTTTAACTTGATAAAGATAACCCAAGCGCGGGACTCTACCCGAAAGCCGACACCCCCACCCTCCTTAATCGAACCGGTACTATATCTATTTCATCCCAGATCACTTTCTCACATTTTTACCATCCTGATATTCAGAATTGTATAATGCATCTTCCACACGAGGTTTCGTAATTTTTTTTCACCATAATATTTGCGATCCTATAAAGTAGCTAAGGATTGAACTGTACGATAGAATCGTACGATTGGAATTGAAATTTTTTTTATAGGTATTGAAATGAATTGGAGTGAATTTAAAAACAGATGGTTGAAGTGGGTGATAGTGTTGGTATTGTTTTTGGTGGGGTTATTTTGTTTTATGAAGGAGTATGGGTATGCGGAAAGTGTGCCATTAGATCAGGAGTTTTATTATCAGGTATATACGGGAAAAAACAAGGGGGTTATTCGAAACGAGAGAGCTGAGTGGCAAGAGGCGTATGACAACCATCACTTCAACGCTGTTAGAACGTATACGGATGCATATAACAGGGTGTGGTGGCTACCTAATTTAACGTGGAGGCAGATTGGCAGGGATGCATGGGTAGCGGCGTGTGCGACTGCTGGTACTAGTACGCCGACATCTGCGTTAGTGGTGGCGTTTGCGGCGATGTTATCGCAATATGGGTGTCATTGTTTAGATGAGTGGGATTACATTCAAGAGAAGCTAAGCTGGTCTGAGTATCACTTTGGTCGATGTGCTTATTATGCTAGTTTGTTGCATAAATAAATATTTATGGACTTGATATAATGTGCAATGGATCGCGCATCTGGAGGAGCATGTCGTTAGATAAGGCTATAAAGTCACGCAATAAGGAGTGGAGAGGGCGTAGGCGTAAGGGGTGTGGTTCTAACTGTTCATGGTGTACAGGCAATCGCTTGTACGCATCTAAGAAGAGATTGATGAAGGCGTTGTATGACGAAAAAGAAGTACTACAAGAAGCGGCATAGAGATTGTCCATGTTGTGGATGGCAGGGGCACGTCAATCTTAATACAAGAAAATGGCTCTCCTATAAGCGGGGGGCCTATCTCCAATAAAAAAGGCCGCCTTATTTCTAAGGCGACCCCAACACAAAACTAAGGATATCTATGAACAACTTCAAGATAACTTTTTCAAAATTTATTGTCTAGACATTTCACAGAAATTTATTTCAATATCCAGTTAATTTTTTCTTGACGCTATCGAGACTATTCAGTTATATCTTCAATCAAGATGCTGGAGGTGGGTATGGCGAATATGCAGTTGAAGATAGACCAAAAGTCCAAAGATGTATTTGAGTTTTCTTTCTATAGAAACGCTCCTGCGCGCGAGCTGCATGAAGAAAGGGCTGATATAGTGCGCTTGATGGATGAGGCGACTGACGCGCTGATGCGAGCCTCGCAGAAGATAGAAAGCATGCAATTGAATGGAACATCGCAGGTCTATCGCATAACGATTCAGGCGGGTGGGTTAGATGAGAAAAGTTAGGGTTAAGAAGTTGCGCAAGATGTTTCGCGTCTTGTCTGTGGGCAAGGAGGAGACGCAGAATAATCACTGGCGTCGGTTCAAGAAAATGATGAGAGGAGAGAGGGTATAATGTTTTTAGTATTAAGGCCTCAAGGAACAATGTTAGGTAATAGGAGTGACATTGATCATTACGAATGTTTTGTTGTTGCTGATCCTGTTGCGGCTCGTAAGTATCTGCAAAATGATGGATGGGTCGTCTACTCATTGGTCGGCTTAAAACAGGTTACCAAGATAGATATCACCGCAGAAGTGGAGTTGGTCTAATGCAAGATAATGACTACGGATTGATTTATCGACCACCTTATGAAGAGTACCGATTCAGCTTTATCCCTAACTTTAATGAAGTTGGCTGAAAGTTTACGCAGACGCATAAGATCTTAAATGACGCATGGGTGATTAACTTGATGAAGACAGAGCGTAAGCGCAAGATACGTAGAAATAGGCATATTGGTCAACATAAGAGTGTTCGCTTTCGAAGATATGAACAGCTGCCTTGTGTAGTGCCGTTAGTGGTTGGAGAGGATCCGGGGCCAGACCCTTTGCCATATGAAGAGCTGAATTTACTGTATAGCGAATCTAAGAAGGCTTGGGACGCAAGGGACAACTATTGGAGTTCGCTAAGGCAGAGCCAGTTAGAGTATAATATGAGAAAAGCTAGGCAGTTATCAGAGATGCCTACGTACAATTTTAACATGATTAACAGAAGGAAGAAACAAATGTTTAATGAAGATGAAGTTAGTTTCATTGAAGAAACTGCAAAGAAAGATTTAAAAGGCCTTCAAATTAAGATTGAACAGTTAGTTAATGAGATGGCGCGTATGGGTAAGAACCTGAGCGACCTTAAGGTAGTTGAGTCTAAGTTAACTTCAATCCTTAGGGCGATCGCTGACGACAAAGAAGATGATCGTTGTCGCGGAGCTTGTTAATGAATGCTTTTAGGGGATGTCTAAGGTATGTAGAGCATCTAGGAAGAATTCGTTCATTCACCTATGAGGAACCGATCTTAGATCCTCGTCGTGTGGTGAATAGAGCGATGTTCGGAACGGACTATCATCCTGAAGATGTGGCCTTTCAGCTCACTAAGGCTTTAAAAAAGTTCAAGGACGGTATGGACAGCGTCTCTATTGAAGAGTATGGCAAGTGCCTAGCTGATGAGATGGTTCACGGTTTCGGTATCTTAGAGCATGCTTGGGTAGATGGAAAGCTAACCTTGAAGGCTGTAAGGCCAGAGAACTACCTAGCGTAGTTGTGCGCATTGGTGTACAGAGCAATAGCTTGACTCATTCTAGGAAGGATGCCTGAGCCCTCTGATCAAGGTAGGAGTGTCTGGAGGTGAGCAAGAAAGGAGTCAGTGCAATTCTGATCATGCGTTAGGCTGATACCTATGTTCAGTGATACGATCCCGGTGGTCGTAAAATAGGTCGTGGGGTGCGTCACGTAAAACGCGCTGTTTACGCCGCGGTAGCTTAGGGGAGAGTGTTTGGATTAGATGGTTACATCGAAACAAGAGGTAGTAGGTTCAACTCCTACACGCGGCATTAATTAGAGGTTATATGGATAATGTAAATCAGCCTTCACACTATAAAGGGAATGGTCTTGAGTGTATTCAAGTGATCGAGGCATTCGATCTTGGATTCAATCTAGGCAATGTAGTGAAGTACTTATTGAGAGCGGGCAAGAAAGGCGATAGGCGCGAGGATCTACTTAAGGCTAGATGGTATCTTGAGAGGGAGTTGCATGGTTGTGAGCCTGTTGTATTCCATGATCCAATAGTTCCATAGCAGGGGGTAGCGCAGTTGGCTAGCGCGGGAGCTTTGGAAGCTCTAGGTCGTAGGTTCGAGTCCTACTCCCCTGATTTAGGATAATGACCCACTGTGTCATCGCGGACGAGAACCCTAGGGCGCACTAGAGGGGATCTGAGCGTGGGGTATGTGACGTACAAGACTGGAATGACCTGCCGGCAGAGCAGCCTAAAAATCTGCCATTTGGGTTCATGGTGTAGCGGCTAGCATACCTCCCTGTCACGGAGGAGGCGACAGTTCGATTCTGTCTGATCCCGTTGGACTCGTAGCTCAGTTGGTAGAGCAGCGGATTGTTAATCCGCAGCGCGTAGGTTCAAGTCCTGCCGAGTCCTATGAGGTGAATTATGTTATGCGATCAATGTTGTGCTCATATGCACAGAGAAATAAGCATGCTTGAGGGTAAGACCGTAAACCTAATGGCTTATGGCTGCTCAGGTGGGAAATGCGATTATAATCTAAGACAGAGACTTGATGAATATGCTCATAAGCAAATTCAAAAGTGGCGCGAAGAGCGCTTTAAGAATAACGTGCCGTAGCTCAGAGGTTAGAGCGGCACTCTTATAAGGTGCATGTCGGTGGTTCAATTCCACCCGGCACGAAACGAGTCGGTGTCAATTTGTAACCGACTGAACCAATGGAGGGGAGATGAAGTTTTTCAATTTTGAGAAGAAAATGACTGCCGAAGATGTTCATACTGTAGCAGTTCAGTTGACTACTATGAATAAATTGTTAGATAGATTGATAGATGAAAATAGAGAACTAAAGCGCGATATTAATAACGTTAAAACTAGAATAGATGAAAAAGTATATGAAGCTTTAGATACAGTTCAGAAGCGTTATCTTACGATGCTTGAAGGGAAACTTGTTCAGTTCGACCAAGAGGGAGCTAGATTAAAGATGGATAAAGAAGCTGAATACCAACGTCTACATAACTATTTTTATTCAGGTGGTAGGCCTTAACTTAGCTCTTTCACCTTCTGCGCTATAAACTGTTTTACGGTTTGTTC